CGCGACAGGCGCTACGGGAGCTACGGGAGCTACGGGACCTACAGGTGCTACGGGAGCCACGGGAGCTACGGGAGCTACGGGAGCCACGGGAGCTACGGGAGCTACGGGAGCCACGGGAGCTACAGGTGCTACAGGCGCGACAGGAGCCACAGGAGCTACGGGAGCTACGGGAGCCACGGGAGCCACAGGTGCGACAGGCGCTACAGGCGAGACAGGTGCTACGGGAGCCACTGGTGCTACTGGAGCCACGGGAGCCACAGGTGCTACAGGCGAGACAGGTGCTACGGGAGCCACGGGAGCAACGGGAGCCACAGGAGCCACGGGAGCTACGGGTGCGACGGGAGCGACAGGACCAACGGGAGATACTGGTGCGACAGGCTGGACTGGATGCACTGGACCCACTGGACCTCGTGGAACTGTAATCTTCTACGGTTATGGTGGACCCACAGGCTCGGCGTCATATGTTGCTCCTGGACCCACAGGAACCGGTCCTGATGGATACACTGTAAGCCCTGGCGACTTCTACTTCGACCGCAACGATGACAGCCTCTACTTCTACGGCGCGTAATCCGATTAAAAGTAGAATAGTAACACAAAAATAAGCAATGAGCCAGTCTTGGAGGTTAATTAACTCGCCAGGAACGAATCAGAAATCATCGATTGCAAAAATTATTACAGATAATACACTGATTCTTAATCAGACAGCGAGTGGCAATACATACATCATAAAATCAAAATCTTTGAAGATTGCAACTACTGGGCTTTCAGAAGGATTTTTCGTGAATATGAAAAATACTAATGTCACTAATTTAGTTTTGAGTATTCTTACTGCGCTTGATGATGAAAATAATCAAACAATTACGATTCCTGCGAGTCAAACGATTATTCTGTATTTTGATGGAACAAGTCTAGTGACTTATTAGTTTTCCAACAATCTTGTGTATAGAAAGGGATGAAACTCCCGAGGCATCAGATACAGATTTCATTTGACTTTTCAACTTAAGTCCCATAACATGGGCAACCACCCCAGCTACAATAGTCTTGGGTGTATGCTCAAACTCATCTTCTGATTTTAAAGAAATCTCTAATAACAAATTCATGATTTTATCGCGCTGTTCATCATTCAAGTTCAATGCAGCACAAAGTCGTTCGGCAATACCATTCTGTGTCTGCAATACCGTATTTTCCGTATTTGAGAAATGCGTAATTGCTTTGCACAGTGCACGAATATTCACTGTGAAAATCTTCGCGATTTCTTCATGACTTCTTGGAACTTCGTGGTTACGACACGCTACAAACACTGCACCTCCCATCATTGCACGACGCGTTTCACCTCGGACTTTTTGGGCATCTTCAAGCGCTTTGTAAAGTGCACACGCTTCCTGAATAATAGCTTTAGGAAGTCCAGCATGCGAACACGATAACTGAATTGCATCGAAAATACCCATCCATGACCTTTGAGAATTGGATGAAAGAGACCAACAACTGAGGCGTTGAACAGCTTTCAAGTTTGTATGCATTCCTTTGAATGACATCATCGAACCGTACGATGATTCTGGAAGTAGATCAGATGTTGTAAAACCCGTTCGGCACTGATCTTCTCCTTTATTTTCGTAATTGCGCCACTCTGCGCCTTCATCAATTATTTTACTCATAATTGTCCCGCACAATTCACACACTTGTTCACCTTCGTCGGCAATAACTGAATGTTTGCAATCCATCTATGGAAATATTAGTTCATGTAATTCTTGTTTTCCGTTTTACGAGTTCCAAATATCATTTTCATAATTGACCAATGTTCGGGAAACATACGGACAAACTCTGTTTTCAAAAACTTTTCATAGAGATACTTGATTTTGGTAGACAAATCATTCAGGAAAAGAAACATAGAAAATGCAAAGAATAGTCCTGAAATGTATAAATCAATCTCCCTATCTAAAGCCGTTTGAATTGTAAAGACTGCTGGGTACTCTTTAATAATCTTCGTTGTCCAAAATGCAATTGCTCCTACGAATGTTAATTCGGTCATAACATCGGCAGTTTGGTAAAGAATACCCTGTTCTTCCCACTCCTTACCATAATCATCAAAAAGATGAAACAGTATATACGAAATAAAGGCTCCGAACACTGTATAGAAAATAGCTAATATCATAATATTCAGTGTACCTCCAAGAATCTGTGATACCTGCATTCCTTAATTATTGGACAGAAAGTTCATCTGCTCGGGATTATACACCATTGGACGGTAATTGGTTGCAAGTATAGGCTTACCTAAATCCCTTGTTTTTACAGGTTTAATCCATGAAATCATCAAACACTTTGTTTCAACAACCCATACCCAGTACCCTGCCTTTGAAAATTCTCCAACAAGGTAATCGAGGGCTTCTTTTAGTGCAAAAAGAGGGTACCCAAAAACATAAGTGGGTACCTCGTATACAATATACGGTGCACTTGGATTATGAATAGCCTGTTGCCTTATCTTTGCTTGAATCTGAGCAATAATAGGTGTCATAGCTGCCATTCGATTTAGCCGTCGTTCTTCTTGTTCATCCCATACGTCACGAGCTCGCAACATCTCTACTTATATAAGAAATAAGAATGTCTCTTCCATTTCGTACGCTAGGACTTGGAGGTGGTGGAGTTAAAGGTATTTTACATGTTGGAGCTCTACTTGAGCTATCAAAAAAACAACAATTAGTATTTCCTGATGGCGTATACGGAATTTCAGTTGGGTCAGTGATTGGAACTTATCTTGCTTTTGGATTACCGTTCAATAAAGAAAGCGTACCTGAGCTTAAAAAGCATCTCAAGTTTTCAAATTTTATTAATAAAGTTGATTTAAAGACCGTTTCAGACTCATTTTCTACCAAGGGAATGTACTCTATGGATTTATTCGAAAGTTTTATTGTGAAGTTATTCGAGTCAAAAGGAATTGATATTAAGGAAAAAGTGATTGGAGATGCCATTATGCCTCTGTACATCATTGCTTCAAATATTACAAAAGGTAAACCAGCTGTATTTTCTAAGAATGTTCCAGTGATTGATGCTCTGAAATGTTCATGTGCTGTTCCAGGCGTATTTCGTCCGCAAGTACTCTACAATCATGTCTATATTGACGGTGACTACTTTGTTCCGTCAGTTGACAAGTTTATTCCTAATTTAGATAAGGCTATATGTTTCTCTCTGAAGAAGCGAATGATGACAACCACTTTCAAGCCCGAAAATATTGAAAATATGTCACCCCTAACTTATATTCATGATATTCATGGACTGATTATGCAAAATTTTCATAATCAAGTCGTATCTAAAAAAACACTGATTTTACATTACCCTGGTCTTCGAAGTACATCAGACATAGATAATTTTAATCTTGACGATGTTCTTAAAAAAGCAGGTGATGATTTAAACCGTTTTCTTAAGTAAAGTATTAAATGGAGTTCCCAAAAACTATATATTTCTGTAATCGAACTCTTGATAAAATGGAGATGTATGCTTCTGTTTGGAAAAGGCTAAATCCAGAATATGAGATTCAGCTTTTTGATAATCAAATGTGTGAGAAGTTCTTACTCGAAGAGTATGGCGAACTTTACAGGGACATCTTTAATTATATACCAGATGGTCCAATTAAGGCTGATTTTTGGCGTATTTGTATTCTGTACAAGTATGGAGGTGTATACTCTGACATAGATAATCAACCGTTTGTTCCAATTAAAAATTTCTTAGAGCCAGATGTAGGATTCCTTACCTGCAGTTCCTATGATCCAGATATGACATTCAATCCAAATTTCATTATTGCACATAAAGGATGCCCAATATTGAAAAGATGTATTGATTGGTATTTGAATAAGTATCATCAAAATCATACATACGACTATTGGAAGTGGAGTATTATGCGCGCATTCACTGATACTTTACACTTAACAAATTATCATAAAAATGATGGTATTTATGTTGTTGATAATATGAAGGTTCAAATTATGAAAGAGTGTCGTGGAAATCATCACTACGATTCTCATAATTTATATAAGGGTATGCGAGTGTTTAATAACCGTTACCCTACTTGGAATCATATGACTCATAGTTTTGAGTAGACACTAATAGTTTATTTTGTGTAGATTCTCAAAGAATATAAGGTTTAAATAAATCATTTCTAATTATATAAATGAACATTCTCGATTTCTTACAAGTATATCGGTTCGATAAAAAAATTAGGTGTGGTTCAAATAGTGATGGCGGATATGTATTCGCAGAATTAGATGGAGAATATGATTGTTATATTTCTGCCGGAATTTCAAACGAAGAAAGCTTTTCACGAGATTTTATTAATAAATATAAAATAAATAAGAATAATAGTTACGGGTTTGATGGAACTATTGCCGATTATCCTTACCAATATACACAAGATATACAATTTATTAAAAAAAATATAAATATGTTTAATGATGATAATAATACTAATTTAAAGTTTTTGACTGATAAATATACCAATATTTTCTTAAAAATCGATATAGAAGGAGGCGAATATCCATGGTTATTTCAAATAGATGAAACTCAATTAAATAAATTTAAACAAATTGTAATAGAATTTCATGGTATTACAAATGATGGTTGGAATTGTAGTTATAATAATAAGGTAAAATGTTTGGAAAAATTATCCAAAACTCATTATATCGTACACGCACACGGTAATAATTATGGACCTGTAGTGAATAATATTCCCGATGTCATTGAATTAACTTATGTCAATAAGAGTTATTTTAATTCGGTACCGGAATTAAATACACAGCCGTTACCTATTACCAATTTAGATTTTCCCAATCATGGTTCGAATGATATTAATTTAAACTTTTATCCATTTATAAAAAACTCGGCAGTTTAAATGTTCTGACAAATTATATATAACTGTTTTAGGTCGTATAATAATTTACATTGTTTTGGGTTTTTATATATAAATATCATGGTCAATGATTGTGATGTAATCAATAAAACAATTTATATGACTTATAAAAAAAGAATACCAGATTTTGTTTTTAACAGATGGAAAGTATTGAATAAAGAATATAACATAGAATTATCTTTAGATTTTGATTGCATTCGTTTCTTACACCAACATTTTAATAGTTATATTGTAAATTTATTTGTACAAATCCCACAAGGAATGTTTAAAGCAGATTTATGGAGATTATGTAAATTATATATTTGTGGTGGTGTATATGCTGATGTTGATTTAGTTCCTTATTTAGATATTGATAAATTAGATAAAGATATTACATTTTATTCTTGTTTAGCAGAGAATAAACAATGTATTTTTCAAGCATTTATGATAAATTATAAACCTAAAAGTCCATTGATATTACAATTTTTAGTATCATTTTTATTAAATTCAGCATATGAATATATTGATAATGGTCCAACTTATGATATGTATAATTGTATTGCACATAACATAAATTCTGGACAAATTAAATCTGAACAAAAATACAACATTGAAGAAGTAAAAATACTGGTAAATATTGGTTCAAGTGAAACGAATACAAAATATATTAATTTGTATTTTTTTCCAGACGATATTAAATATCGGATTAAATTAATTGCGAATCCTTTTAAGGACAAATTCAATTTTATGATAAAAAATAATATATTAAGAATTCAAAGAATAGATAATAATACCGGTTGGGGTTATAACCATTTAATTTATATTTGTATTGAATCAAAAGAAACTATTTTTTTATTTCCAGAGAATAGAGGATTAACAGATACCAATATAGACAGTTACGTAACATTAAATAATGAGAAAATATTAGATTCTCGGGATATGACCTATTATAATAATAAAGGATGGTAAATATGTATCAATTTTTAGATTATTTAAATTATCATGTTTAAACTGTCTTTTCAGAACCAAGAGCATTCTTCAAAAACTCCCGGAAAGATTCGGTAGTTGGAACGCCTTTCATTTCAAAAACTTTATCCTTTGTTTCTAGTTTGAAAGTAGGATACCCTTTAATCTGATACAGGGCAGTTTTTCCCTTATCTGAATCAGCATTAATCTCTTCGAAAGTTACGGTTTTGCCTCCGTATGTGTACTTGGTATTCTTGTGCTGTTCCTTGAATGATGACCAAGGAGTTTGCGCTTTCTTTGACCATGGGCACCAAGTCGTGTAAAAAAACATGAACTTGGCTGAATTATCATCAATTCCAGAATGAGCAACTGGAGGCGATGAAATAATAAGACGAGACCCAGGGAATGTTTGTGTTACCAAATAGTAACCTAGTACTGATATTGTTACAAGAAGAAGCGCAACTCCGGCATACAATAAAACATCAGTTAGGACTGACATCTTTATCTTTACGAAACGAAGGATATAAAACTTTCGCCTCTTGACGCTCAATTTCAAAGAATTGGCGGTATGCTTCTGCCGGTGTCATATCAGGGTTCTTCACTAACATCCATGCTATTTTATATGTTTGGCGTTCGGGTTCGTATGGCTTGGGGGTGATGGAGTACCACTTGCCTTTGTAGCGGATGTCCATTTTAGATAACATAGTACTGGTAAGCAGTAAGTCCGTTTCAAATTAACAATATCAACTTTTGAATCCCCTTTGCGACACCATTCGTCTAAAGTGTAAACATTACTCATCGACATATTGCATCGTGAACAAATAGGGTACAGATTTGAAAGGTCTGTCCGTCCACCTTTAGATTCGGGAATATCGTGACCACACTGGAAATCAAACACTGTAATAGTATTCTGACACCATGGAATGAAACATTTAGATTCGTACTTCTTTCCAAACTTGGAAATCCAAACTTGTTCTCGCAAAGCTTTTGGAATTTTGGCTTTGCGGTACATTAGATATTTAGGATGTCTTGTTTAAAACTGGTGTGTGACGAGATATGAATGTTTCCATACGCTGTTTCTTGTTTTGAGAATTTCCTAAACTTCCTTTGAAATGGTAAATTACAATCCGGTCATCAGCTACTTCCTCAAGTCCACCTATTCCTGCTATATATTGGTCTATTAAAGTAGGGTTATACATATTACGGATTGCCGCATTATAAACGATATATGGCTGATCTAAACACCCGGGCGGTTTATTCCTATTTAGTACAACATCCTGATATATATGTTCATGTATTGCGTCAAAAAGTTCTTTGATTTTACGACTATTCTTGAAATATAGAACGCTTGAACTGAATGCTGGTTGTGTCAGATCAACTTGGGGAGGAACTGAATAAAATTGTTTTCCATGAAATTCTGAATCAAGTGTCATTTCAGTTCCTACATATAGTTTATCATCATTTATTGCTAAGTCAAGGATCTTATTTATATTCGAATTAATTAGTATATCTGTATCGAGATACAACAATTTATCGTACTTTTCAAGATTTACAACCTTAAAAATATGGAGTCGAGCACATGCAGCGCTTAAAATGTCATAAATATCTAAAGTTAAAATATTTAATGGAAAATTAAGTGGAGATATTTTTTGAATTATATCATTCACTAAATTGGAACTAGTAAAAAGAAGAAGTTCGGTAGTATCGGGATTAAATGAACCGTTAGATCTTAATGAATTTAACAGTAAAAATAATAAGTCCCCATAACCTGAATTGCAAAATGCACAAAAGTATATAAGATTCTTCATTGTTTATGTTCGAAGTATATCTGAAAACGGATTAGTTAACTAGATAAATATGTATTTCAACAATCAACATGTTCAATAATATTCATAACGCACTTACAGATGCCGTTGAAAAAATCACAGCAGATCACTTTCCAGTTCAGGAAGAGTATGTTGAGGAGGTGAATGGGTGGCATATTGTCAACTTCAAGAATGAGCAGGGACACATTCTTCAAGTTGAGGTTCAAATTGATGATGCTAACGAGTCAATTATTATGGGTGTTTTGAATACTTTTGGGTTCACGCGTGATCAGGTAACTACAATTATGAATACCTTTGAGGATCAGTTCTAGTTTAAGGGAAACCTACAAGGTGGGCGCCAATACCGAAGCCCGCACCCGTGCGCGCTGAGGCACCTACGCTGGGGGCATAGATATCAAGGATGGCGAAGGTGGCTAGCGCAACGAGGGCAATCATGCCGATCTCGGAGAGCTTGAGTCCCTTGCCAGGTAGGAGGTAAGCCGCAATCGCTACGGCTAGACCCTCTAGGGCATACTTAACGGCACGAGATACTAGATCGCCAACATCGACTCCTGGGGCGGCAGCTGGCTTCTGTTCGGGCATTTTATTTATAGAGTTGTTCAGAGAAAAAACCCATAAGAACTTAATGAAGACCATTAAGGTTGTAATTACATCCGATGAGGATGTGATTCAAAAATATTCAATTAGAAATCCCGCTCAAATTGAGTTTTTTATTGTGGCATACTTGAACGATCCTGACGGATGGTCCAAGAAAGGATACTTTTTCATGCCAGTTCCTAACTACGGCGATGTTCATATTCGACTTTCGTCTCCTGAAACGATTGAGAAGAAGTGTGGATTGCCCAAAGGATTATCTTGTGCAGAGTTAGGTGGGAAATATATGTACCTGAATGCCGATCGATGGTTTCATGGCGCTTCAAAGAGCAAGCTTTCTTTAGATAATTACCGTCAATATATGGTGTCCCACGAAATTGGACATATTTTGGGATTTGATCACGAGGAGTGTCCGTGTATTGGATGTCCTGCTCCTGTGATGATGCAGCAAACTTTGGGAATAGGACAATGCAAGCCAAGCACCAAGGTTCGTTAGAGTAATGAGGATTCGTTAAATATAGAACTTTCACATAGGGTGGCATTAATAAACAAATGCCTCGCGAGACGCTACCCAAGAAAGAAGATGATGGTTCAATGATTGATTACCTCGAAGAGGACCCTGAAATCCCTACGCAGCGTTACTGCATTATTTCTTTCATTTCACCCGAGAAGGTTATCAAGCAGAAGACCCAGTTCATGAACGAGAAGTTCATTGAGTGGATGGCTTACGATTGGAACATTAAGGGTATGGAGCACTTCATGGCATTTATTTCTAAGAAGTATTCGGTTAAGGTTGATGACCTTTTCAAAGATATGGAGGAGTTCAAGAAGGTGCATGAAGCTGAAGTCCGGAAGACGGATGTTCCAGAGCAGTACCAGATTTTCCTACTTAAGAACGAGAAGGATCTAGAGGCAAAGTTTACTGAGTCAGTTGAGTTCCGCACGAATGTTCGTGGCGTAAAGGTTCGTCGTATTTTCGCGAACCTCGAGGAGACTCAAACTTTTGCCCGCGTTCTACAGCGTCGTTACCCAAACGACAACCTTTACATTGGCAAGGTTGGCGCGTGGCTACCATGGGATCCTTCTGAGCACATGATGCCTGAAGTTGAGTATGCCGAGAAGGAACTCAACGAGCTCATGCGCAAGTATAAGGAGAATGAGGTGAATCGTGAGATTTTCTTCGAGGAGGAGAAGGCTGAGAAGATTCGTAAGCAGAAGGAGGAGAATATGGCGCGTGCAAAGAAGGCTCTTGAGGATGAGAAGGCTGATAAGGGTCTTGCGGATACGCAGGATTTGAAGAATGCGCTAGAGGCTCCCCCAGTCCACCCAGCCGAGGGAGGAATTCGCGACCTATAAATAAGAATGCCCGTGGAAACTCGTAAACGCAAACGATCCAGTATGGACGAAGATGGTCCTCAACAGACACCTGATGAAGCTCTAAAAGAGGCAGAGGATCGTGTGAAGCGTGCACGCGCTGAAGCTAAAGATAAGAAGGCTGATGCGAGCGTTGCTGATTTGACTTCTATGTTTGGAAATATGGGTGGAAAGAAGCGCACTACTCGTCGCCGCAAAACTCGTAAGAACAAGAATAAGGGTAAAAAGCGCGGCGGCGATGATCCTGCTGATAGCTTAGCACGCTGTCGATTGGAAGTTCAAGAGCTGGAAGAGGCTGTACTGCGCCTGCGCCGCCAGAGCCGTGGTGGTCGCTAAACCCTAATAATTAACGCTTATCCTTTCCTTCCTGCTTGACATGTACCCAAGGATTAGAGCTCTTCTTTCGCATGGCATCGGGACTGTACTCGTCCTGAGCTAACATAGAACTTGAAAAGGGTTTATTATCAACCCATAGTGAATCTCCACATAAATGAAACGGCGGATGATCTGCTGCCTTATACCAGAAAACCTGATCTTCAAGTTTGTTCGACTGAACACCGTTGCAGATCACTAGGCACTCAAAATTTTCAGTGCACTGGTCCATGAACTGACAGAACATCTCAAATGTGGGAAACATGCCAGCATAGTTGTCGTAAATACGACGACGATTATTGACAATACTCTCACGAAGAATAAACACAAAATCTACATTCGTACGAAGGTTAGGTGTAATGCCCAGAGGATACTGCATAGTAATAATCGTCATCAAATCAATATGACGACCGTTCATGAAAACATACCGTGTAGATTCTTCCTTAATCCATGAAGCATCGTACAAGCAATCGTCCAAAATCAGAAAAGCGCGGGGGTCAACGCTGGAATTACCACCGTTACGCTTCTTATCATCGTTTCGTGATGTTTTGACTCCAAGTTGACGCTTAATTACATTCATCACAATACTGGGATTGTACTTATCGTGAATAAGCTTGGAAGGAACCATATGCTGGAAAAACTCATTGGCAACCTCAGTTCCCGAAATAACTGTTCCAATAGGAAACTCGTGCTGGGTATTGAAGAGAATATCGCGCACCAAGAAAGATTTTCCCGTATCCTTTTTTCCAATAACAACTATCATTGGCGATTTTCGAGAATCTATCTCGCAACGATCACGAAGGGTGTCAATGTTGAATTTCTTTATCTGGAAGTTCATATTGCTTTAGTGCGTGAACTTTTTAGTTTATGTTTAACCCGACTTTATAATATGGTCAAACGCAAACTGTCAGCCAGTACGAGCGACCTTAGGACCAATTCTATTGGAATGTCTGTTCAGAAATATCCAGATATAGCTTCTATTAGGTCTTCATCGAAAAAGCATTGGGGGATAGACCATATCCAACCTTTTTTTCCGCCAATTGAAAAGTTATTCAAGACCGAAAATCTCGAAAATATCAAGGATTATGGTATTCGATTCGATAACGGTATTACGGATATTCGGTCTCCATCAACTGTTCGAACATCCGATGGGTCGGTTGTAGAAATCCATAAGAAGATTACTATGCTTCTTGGACCTTATAAGTGGATGCAGGGAGATTACGGGACAGCTATCGGACTCCCAACTTCTGAAGAAGAGTCTGACGCAATTCGAAAGAAGATACAGAACTCAAATAATGCCGCATATGTTGGTTCGCTTCTTTCCGTAGCATTATCTCAATCTGGATGCCAGCATTTCCCTAAAACTTATGGCGTTTTTTCAGGAATGTCCGAGAAGCATATCATAGATATTTCCGATGATTATGGAGAACTTTGTGAGCGTTCATGGTTCTCAGCAAATATTGGTAAGACTTTTGAAATAAAGCTTTCGGATGATGTACAGGACTCTGCAGATTTCAAACATACTCGCAGTGCCCGTATTTCACTTCAGCTTGGAGACGATATTAAGTTAGAAGGTGTAACTGAAGTTGATGGAGTACAAGTTCCCGAAACTGAAGCTGGTGAAATGAAGCGAGTATTCCAAGAGAATGATAATGACTCTGATGATGAATCGGATAGTTCTTCAGTATCTACTTCTTACATTTACAAGGTAAAGTCATGCGAATGCGATAGTGAAGATTCTGAGGGTGAAGATGAGGATGAGGATGAAGAGTGCGAACCGTTTGCATGGGCTTCATTCACAAATGTGCCTGTCCAAATCACTGTCATTGAAAAGTGTACTGGTACTTTGTACGAACTATTCAAGGCAAATCCCGATTCTCAAAAACATTTAGCATGGTTATCTCAGGTCGTATTTGCTCTGGCATTTGCCCAGCGTACTTTTGCTTTCACACATAATGATTTGCATTCAAATAATGTCATGTATGTTCCTACTACACAAGAGTACTTTTACTACAATTGTGGAGGGATGCTTTATCGAGTGCCAACTTACGGATACTTAATTAAGATTATTGATTTCGAGCGCGGTATTGGAATGGTCAAACTGTCTGGTCTGAAAGAACCCAAGCTGTTCATGAGCGACCATTTTTCAATTGACGAAGAAGCTGGAGGACAGTATAATTACGAACCATGGTACAATTCAAAGTTTCAGGAAGTAAAGCCTAATCCCTCATTTGATTTAGTACGCTTAGCGACATCCTTATTCTGGGATTTGTTTCCTGAAGGTCCTGATAATTTAGAGTATGCTGGAAATCCTGTCTTTCGGATATTTATAAAGTGGTTGACTTTAGAAGACGGAACATCAATTATGTTCAAAGTTGGCGATGCTAAACATGACCGCTATCACGGGTTTCATCTTTACAAGGCGATAAGTCGCTTCTGTAAGGATGCTGTTCCTCGTAAGGAAATAGCATTACTTAAGGGAATTTATGGAGTAGAATTTGTTCCGGCGGGAGAACCAGTATTACTCATTGATTAGCGTTTGGACTTTTTAGAACGCCGCCGTCTAGTTTTACGCCGTCCACCACTTACTGATTTCACAAAAAGAATAAACTCATCGTATCTATCTTCTTCATTCTTTTCAGAAATAATGTAGGGCATATCTTTGCGTTTGACAATATGAGTTACCCAATGATGGCGAGAAAGAAGGCGCTTAAGAACTAGCTTAAAATTTGATAGTGCAGTTTTTATATCAATCGGTTCTCCATAAATAGTATCAAAATTATTTGGAAAAGGAATCACAATACAACCTCCAGGTTTTAAGATTTTCCAGCCATCATCAAACAAGTTATAGAAGATGGTATCGTGATATAAGTAGTCAAACACTTTTTGGAAAGGCCACATAATAGGGCAATACTGGTCCCAAATAACATCCTTTGTTCCAGCACCATAATCTTTCCACTTTCGCCCTTGCTGATAAGGATCTACATAATCGGCAACCAAAGGTGCTGGAGTATCAAAGCGTGGTGGCGAATATATAAAAAGTGGAGGATCCTCCGTTTCGTGATGACATGCTACTAAAATGTCCATGCTAAAATTATATTATTTACTTTAAATTATTTAGAAGCTCGGCTTACCAACAAACATATCCTGAGTAGCCGCTGCAACAGCAGGTACATCTACAGCCTTTACAGCATCCACAACCAGTTCAGTCGTTGTGGTAAATACTACAGCCGCAGTTATGATTCCACCAATAATGGTGACTTTGCCTGCGTCCATCCAATTAATAGGCTCGCTCTTTGAACGACGCTCTAGTGCATAAAGAATAAAACAGACTAGAGCTACTGAAACTGCAGCGATTACAATCATCATTTTTATTAATGATTTTTGGTAATCTTTATAACTTTAGAACGAGTGAACTGTCCTCCGTGGCACGGTTCTCAATATCCTTCAAAGGATCAACTTCCTCCTCCTTTACCTCAGGAACAGGTTCAGGCGCCTCTTCCTTCTTATCTAAATCCTCAAACTCAATCGTTCCATCTTCCTCACCGAGTTGCATTACAGGCTTCTCCAAATCTGATCCTGACTCTGAACCTGACTGTGAATCAGAGTCCGCATCTTCGCCAAAGCTTACACCCTTATTTGAGGATGTTGTAGGTTCCGGAACATCGTCATCTTCGGGCATTTCTGTAAAGTACTTCTTGGCAATGCTTTCCCATGGAAGGAATGAGCGAATTACCTGTTCCATACAATCATAAATAATAGCTTCAATTTCCTGACGGTTACGCGCCTGCTGCTCGGCAGATACTCCAATCGTCTTGAACATATAGGCTACCTGCCAAAACTTACGCGCAGACTGCTTGTAAAGTTCGTGAATAAACTTTGAAACAGTTGGTCGCTGGAAGTCAATCTTGATTTCGGAACGCGACCCACGGTAATGGAGATTGGCAAATGCCTTCATGTACGAAATAAAAACCCCCATGATAAGATCATCCATGTATGTGCACTTCGTCTGCTTTACGATACGTTCTTCTTCAGTTGAAAGAGTAGTCTCGTTCCATTCTGGAATACGGGTAAGCATGTTCTGAAAAGTACGAAGAAGCTGATCCATCTGTCCGTTGCGCTCGCATAGTTCCTTAGCCGAATCGTAAATGCTCCAAAACCCTTCAGATACTGGTTCTACAAGTAATCCTGCAAGGTGTTCGCGTAGTTGTGTCTTGGCGAGCTCGGCTGACATTTGTAAAGAATAGTTATGATAATTAGGTTCGAGTAACGCATCCAAAAACGGATTTGTTCAGTCTAAGGAAGTAAGTAGTATTCGCAACATAAACATACACAACAAAGCAAAAGCTCATTGTTGTGTCTGTTTCGCGAGTACTGAAGCAATGACTACTATTCGCCCCCCTCGTTGGTGCGATAACGGAAACGCGTGTATTTACTCGAACTGCCCGCACCGCCATGAGCGGTGTGCGCACTTCGCGGCTGGCAAGTGCCGTGTCAAGACCATGGAGAAGCCATGTGATGGCGGCTGCTTGTATGATCATCGCGATGCCTCGACGCTTGTCGAGTTTGTTCGCAATGTTCCGCTCTTTGATTATGAAGATATCATGGAGCAGTTTGAATCTAAGGGTCTCATTGAGATGCCCACTGGATTTGAGCGCTTTGATTTGACCAAGATGACTCTTGCGGATCGTAAACTCCTTGTTCGCAGTCTTAAGGACGGCGGGTTTAAGTTTGATGTTGACGATGATCGCACTGTCATGGAGGTTATTGAAACTCCCGGTTATTCTGGCTGGGAACCTATCAGCAACGAGCCTACGGGCATGGAGCTGACGGAGGAGGAGAAGCGCGTTGGCATGATGACTGCGTCCGAGTACAACCAGTATGTGGTTGCATCTTGGGGTATCAAAACCAACTAAACCGAAATCTAAAAACAAAATACAAAAGTATAAAATCAAAAATAGAATAAAACCATTTTTGTTTGGTCCGAAAACGGATACCGAAAACGGATTTGTTTGAGTTAGGGAACTGGTCAGTAACAGCGTATAACTAATTAACCAAGATGAGCAACATTAACGATATCGTAAACAAGCTTTCTAAGAAGTTCGAGTTTGACCAGAAGGAGGCAATGGACTATCTCAGTTCATTTGTGGCGGAGGTTGCAGAGCGTGAGAGCGTTGCATCCAGCGCTGGCACCAAGACCAAGCTCTCGTCTCTCGAGCAGTGCCGCAAGAACATTGCGCTCTGGGAGAAGAAGCAGGCTGCCAACAAGTTCAAGGACGATGAAGCCAAGAATAAGCACGCTGAGAAGCTGCAGAAGGAGAAGGCTAAGCTGGCTAAGCTGGAGGGCGTCAAGGTCATCGCAGCTGAAGTCAAGTCCAAGCCTGCTCCTGCAGAGGAGAAGCCTTCTAAGGTTATCTCTCGTATGAGCCCGACACTCAAGACGGCTCTTCGCAAGGCACTTGTGGCTGCTGGTCAGACCTTTACGGATGACGAGTGGAAGAGTTCCAAGAAGCCCGACGAGTTCAAGAACTATGTCAACTCTCTGGCACCCGATGTCGAGAAGGCTAAGGGTGTGGACAAGCATATGGAGGACTTTGCAGGTTCTTCTGCGGCTTCAGCCGCAGCCGCAGCCGACACCGAGTCTGAAGCCGAGACCTCTGACCCAGTGGTTGTGACTGTCAAGGAGTTGCGCGCCATCAAGAAGCTCACGGCAACTTCCACTCCTGGACAGTTCTGGGATGGTGATAAGGGTCGCTTCGTCACCGGTCCTGCGGAAGACACGAATGAGGATATGGTGGAGCTGAAGATTAATACTCAGGTTCCTCATGCTGGCGCTGGTTCTGATAAGCCGAAGTTCGAGATGCTGGAGCATGTGGTTGGCGAGAAGACCAAGCGTCTCTACCGCTGTGGTGAAGGCGATGATGCTGACCAGTTTGTCGGCTACATCGGCGTAGGTGAGTTCAAGGGCGTCGAGGATCCTACTCTCTAAATAAGTAGAATCCAAAATTGCATGTATTGTTACAAAAATCAAAAAAAGGAATACAATTTTTCATTCGGGCCAGTAATGAACTTCACAGTTTGGGAATGAGAACTTGAACCAGTTTTGAACTCCAAGGCAATAAAATAGGACTCGAGGAACATACAAGTACTTTAAAGTACGATTTATAAAAGGATTCTTCTTATCGTACGATCGCCAAACTTCATCTAGGCAAATAAGGTGCTGATTCTGAATAGTATATGCCGTATATGCACGAGCATCTTCCTTATCACAATCATCTGAATGAATGATAATTTTTTCATACTGTTGAGCGTTTGGGTCGTATGCCATATCACATACTATACGCCAAGCTTTCTGCCATTCTGAAATTGTACCAAAAGTATAGTACATTCGAGTGAACTCGTGATCAAGTTCTCTTGCAATTGTTATTTCCATTATCATATTTCCAATTCTTATGTTAAAACAATAACATCATGATTCACGAATAAACGCCACCAAAAAATTACAAAAGGCATCATAAAAATTGGGAATATACCATATGTAATAAAAGTTAGAAGTGTTATAACAACTGCAGGACCTTGTCCATACTGTTCTCCAACTTTCCATGAAACAAGAAGCATTGACACAAAGTAGAATACCTTTATGAAAAACCATACTGCATTCCAAATTGAATTAATAAAGTCAGCTCCTGAATCCTTAGCGCTTTTGGAATCAGTTAAGGGAGGTGCAGAAAGAGCAAATGTCTGCCCATCAGGTATCGTCTGCGAAGACGAAGCACCATTTATGCTATATTCTACCTTGAGTTCTTTTAGTTTTTGGGGATTCGGGTCTGGTAGTCCTACCGCCGCAAATCCTACTTTTAAATTAATTGACCCGTTAGAAACCTTATCCTGAACTGCATTGGTAACATCCGTATAATTTCCAGAATATCCGTACTCAGCTTTTTTAATTTGTAAACCTGATGCAGTTCGTGCTGGCGGTGCATCAATACGAAAAGTATTGCCATCTTTTACAGATAATGTATTTGAAGTTCCTCCGTTTATTGTGTATGTGACATTCAGTGTTTTTATCTGTCCTGGTGCAGGATCATCTACATTTAATGCTGTAGGTGATACTGCAAAGCTTATTACTCCATCCTTATCTTGCGCTGTAACAGCAGATACGACATTGACCGTAGTAGATCCAACTCCGTATGTTGCTGTACTTATGGAGATTCCACTGGGCATCCTTATTATGATGAAAACACGACATTTGCCACGCCGCCAATAACTCGGACGAAATTGTAGGATTCAACATATGCTCGAACATTGTAAGAATACTGTAAGGTTTGGGAATCTGATTTACGAACAATTGTTACCAAATCGGTTGGTTTGTACAGGAACTGACCATTTGATCCAACTGCATTTGGGTTCACAACTGTAGGATTCGGATTATTTGCCGTTGATTTCAGGACACATACTGTAACTACAGTATTTCCAGGGTCTGTGAGTGGAGGTTGGACATAAGTATTTCGCAGTATTGTACGGTCGAACTGTGATCCATTCAGATGCCCTGACGGCTGTCCATTGTAATGTTCAAGTGCAAATGAATAGGAATATATACCAGGAAGTTCGACGATTGAAGGACCTTCATGATGACGGAAATTTTGAATCTGTGAAAAGAACTCTGTATGCTTGTACCCAAATCGTTCCTTGCCGTTCAAAATGATAGATGATTCAAGTAGAATATCCCGTTGAGATACATCGGTGTACAGAGCATTACCTGAAGAGTACTGCGGCGTAAAGAATGATAATCCCGTGGAATCAAGTGGTGGCTTGAATGGATCTTCCCAGTTCGTATAATTATCGTAATCGTTAACAGCAGCACGGTCAGAACGCTGGGCTACCCAAACTACCTGCGTACATAAATTACGCATTGTAAGTTCGAGATCATTGCTGGGTCCATACTGTCCATAAGTTTGAACAGCATCTATTTGGGTCATGATGAACGAGTGCTCAGACTTTGCAATATGAATTAGTTCTGGATCGTTTAGCCAGATATAGTTTGCTTCAATGTACGGATTCAGGTTCCAAGTTGTTAGAGCTGAGTTTGTAGGTGATGGTGATGGTGAAAAAGTTGGAGGCGATAAGAAATTTGTCATCTGGAATATTGTTGAACTTGAGTCAGGAGCAATCCGATTACCAAAATTGGGATTTGGGTTTCCGTCAATTGTTTCACGAACATCAAGAACTGTGAATAGCTGGTACATATTTTTTAGCTCTACTACGATCTCTACTTCGGAATGCTGGAGCGCAATAAGTGGCAGAGCTTTTCCAACTTCTTCACAAAACCAGAAATGAAGAGGTATATTCAGGATTCGTCCGGGAATAGATGCCTCGGCAAGTGAATCAGAGGTAGAAATAGCGTGTGGGTACTGGTTCAAACGATCGTAAGCATTTGCCGGATTGTAGATTTCACGGATATTTCCAGTCATCTGATTCAGAACAGCCTTCTTCGTTCCAGTAAATTTGAGTTCGGAGTAAAGTTTCATCCACTCTCCAGTATGGCGCGTAATTTCCTGTCCGTTGACTAAGATTGCAACATAGTTGATCATGTTGTATCCGATATTACGAATCCAGTTGAACTCGTATCCTATAGCATTCGAGTTTTGATTAATGTTGGGAGGTACGGGTTGTGTTACAGGAACAACGGGCGAGAATATTTCGGGAAGTGTGACCACTAAATAACAATCGTGCAGAAGTTGAGCATACCGTTCTACTTTTGCTCGAAGCGTTAGACTTCCTGATGGCGGAAGTTGTAGATTTGTAGTCTTGAATACTAAATGAAAATGCTCCATCGCAAAATCTGTATGGCGCTTGTACACTGACCGAAAATGAGTAAACGAAGGGTTCCCATTTACGAGTTGATCTTGGGCGCCTTTCGCCACTAGTTGCATTAATCCGCCTGACATCTCTTGCTTATTTAATGAATAGAATTATGTACGAAAACCGAACACCGCGTACAGTTAGCTAAACGAACTGGTAAAGCGGCAGTTGAACAATTGCATAACCTTGTTACAGACAGTGCATTGCCATTCCGTGAATTACTTGCCGAAGTCACAAAATCAGCTGTTTGTGAAGCTTGGTAATCTGTCCACTGTGAAGCCGTGCGACGAATACGGCTTGTTCCTACAACTGGCTTAATAAGAGTTGAAGGATCGTGAGGTAACTGAGAATTTGGGGGAGGTACAATATCCTTATTCGTAGCTAGATTGACACTTGCATAATTTTTAGCGCCACGAATACGCTGTAACCGAATCCAGTCTCCGGCACTTAATCCTCGTGTTCCCGTTTGCATGTTTGACATGGGCATTTATACAACTACGAAGGGAAAAAATGTGATCTTTGTTGGTCCAGACCGTTCACCAATTCGGAATAAGCGTTTGTTATCTTGGAAAGCGTTGTAATCGAATATTTCGTTAGTTAATGGATCCAGAATCATCATTGTACCCTTCACTTTAATGATTTGGATTTTACGAGTTTTCCGTTCAATGTTGCGTAAATACAGTGTATCCTTCTCATCTGAAAGGTATGATGGACGGTAAGCCAGATCTTCACCCGTTACCTTCGTATCGAAACGCATACACTGAATCACAGGCTGCTCTTTCGAGTGTAAGTTACGATGAATCTCACAATCTACGGCTGCTTGTTTCAACACGGTAGTTAAACTTTTGATGACACGGTTCTTTTCGTATGATGTTTCGTACAAGTACTCATCAGTCGTCATAAATACTTCATGAGGCTCATCTCCCTCATACCGTTTCAGGACCATATCGTTACGACGAATAGCTACAATATTTGGTGCATCCGATGATCCCGCTTGTTTTTGCGATAGAACTGACAAGTACAATTTGACAGTAACATTACGCTCATCTATTGGTAAGGCTATGTGCGAATTAACACGAATGGCGCGACCAATAACCTGTTCAATGCGGGAAGCGTTCCAATAAGGTTCCAAGATGTATACATTACGAGTTTTCAGAAGTGTAATACCCTCAGCTCCAGCTTTGGATGCCATCATAATACACAAACGCTTATCACTGATACTATCCTTCAGAGTTTGTGGAAATGTATCAGAATACTTCTCATTGAAAATCTGACGGTAAAGTTCGCGTTCCTCTTTATCCTTTGCAGTTGTGCCTCCAGTATACAGAGCGTATGCGGGCACACCTTTCTGCATTGCCGGATCTTCTTTCCATATTCCTGCATCTTTGATGATTCGGTACTTCTGGAACCCATTCGCTTCCAGAATTGCTGAAAAAGTTCCCAGTCCTCCTAATGAAACATACTCGGAATACACGAACTGGTTATTTAAGGAACCGAACTTTCCAACCGTAGATTGTAAATCTTTCAGCATCTGCGCCATCTTTGGCGAATGTTTCGCTAACCCTTCTCCTTTCAAATACTTTTCAGGTTCTTTCTTTAACTTTTCAATAATTTCAGTATTGTCTGGTTCATGTTCTTCGTCTACAATACCTTCTTCCGTCAATGTCGTACGAAGCTCAGGTGGAACCGCATAGTTACATACTTGACGAGTTTTAGGACGGAAAGAACCTAAACTTTCATTCAAAGATACTTTTCGTTTACGCGCCACTTCTTTCTTGTACTCTTCAAAACGCTCAGTCAAGTACATAAAAAACTGCTCATCACTCATTTCGATTTTCTGGAGGGTTTTCTCTTCATCCAACCGCTTAGGAATTAACTTTTCATCAGCTCCCTTGTAATACGAAACTAAACCCTGAATACGACGCCCAAGTAGTATTGGATTCTTGATATTCAATCCTTCCACGAATGTTTTCATGAACTCTTCAACATCCGTAGGTAGACACTCCAAGTTTTCAACGACATACTTGTCAGTTTCAGCTAATTCAACTCCTGTAAACTTTGTTTCAAATTCGGTCTTCCATGTTCCGACCCATTGACGAATATCCGGATCCTGTTTGAATTCGCGATTATACTTTACAGCTATACGGTCACCCTTATCATTGTACACGCTCTCGAAATAAGGAGGATTACGAGTAATCATCAGGACTCGCTTTACGGAATTGTACTCTACCGTATCCACATCCTTCTGTCCACGGAAAAATGCAGTCATTAAAGCTTCGTCCCATTGCATTGCCGACTTTGTTTGCACCGATACTCGTTCAATAGGTCCGCGCAACAGATTCATTAAGAATGCAATTTCGTGGGGACTGTTGATTGCCGGTGTTCCGGATAAACATACTACCTTACAGTTTTTGGCTTTGTAGATGTAGTCGTACACTCGTCCCTTAATTTCACTTTCGTTAACAACTGCATTCACTAAATTGTGGGCTTCCTCAATAATCACGACACAGTCATCAAACATCCGTTCACTCGGAAACAGTTTATCGACATTTGTTTTGTTGATACCGTTGTAGCGAATAAAGTGAAATCGCTGGTCAATAATATCATCAATTTGATCAGATACTCCTTTCGCATCAGGTTTAGAAAGTAGTTTATAGTTTGGAGGCATACCCGGAATTGTAATGTAATAATGTCCATTCGTATCAAGGTACCCATCCGAAATACCCATAGCTTTCGCCGCTGCCCGATCTTCTTCTGATCGCAGCTTCTTCTCTTCCCAATGCTGTTCAAATGCATAAATTGGGTCGCCGCAAGTACGAATCTCCCCGCGGTAGTTCTCTTCAAGTGAAGCAGGTGTTAGAATATACACTTTCTTATTGGTCATTAGTGATTCAGCTACCGCAATTGATGAACAAGTCTTACCTGAACCGAGACCGTGATACACTAGTAGACCGCGATAAGGTGTTTCAATCAAAAGGTAGTCTCGAACCAGTCTTTGGTACGGATACAACTTTTCGGGGGCTTCATCAGTACCATCTGCATTTTTCTGACGGTATTTGAGGAAGATTCGAGTTATTGAATCGGAAAATGCTTTGCGATTGGGCAAAGTATACATGGTCCACTTATTTTTGGAAAGGAAATGATAATGGAAGCAATACTCCGCAAGAACCCTAAGCTGTGGATGGTCGCGATATACCTTTTCCTTGTCGCGGGGTTCCTTTACCTAAAACCAGCAGTCGCATTCGGAGAGAACGGTCGTATCCGTCCTTTCGGAGTGGGCAAGCGTGAATCTACTGTATTCCCAGTATGGTTTTGGATGTTTGTGTTTGCTGTCGTATCTTACTTTTCGGTCGTGTATGTTCTGGATTTTTCATTGTGATGGCTTAGCATTTGCATTCTTCTCTTCAGCCGCCTGTTTCTCCGCTAACTCTTTCATTAACTTATCCTTAAACTCTGTCATCTCAGAGGTTGAGGCTACACACGCAGCCGTCTCACTATGTCCGACATTCAAGACTCCGGCGGGCCATGCAGCCAGCATTATCAGAACACCAAGTCCAACTCCCGTTCCACCATATGGCTTGAACGGTTCCACAAATAATTGGCGAACTGTATCAAAGTAAGTAAGCAAATAAGGAACAGTTGATATCGCTGCAAACTGAGCTCCCTGAACCAAAGAAGTTGAAAAACTTGTTTTAGAACATTGAAGTTGTGTTGATAGCAACGATACTACAACACCAGTAATAAATAGAATCCCGTATACTGATCCAATCGACTTCCAATCCATTACATTAAGAGTGATAATTTGATACAAACTTTTCTACATCGGTCATGAGTGCTTTTCTCTCGGCATAGTGTGGTCGAATAATACTTTTGCATTCTGATAATGTTTTCCAGTCCACTGCAGCAATTTCTTTACTCTGCATTGGCGTGAGCTTCTGTTTCAAATTAATACCCCTTGAATCTTTCAAAAGCGCTACAAAGTAGATATGGCGGTATTCTACATTATTGGTTCCACGGAATGTTTCGGTGAAACTGATATCTTCTTTTAGATCATAACAGTCTCGTGAAATATTAGTTTCTTCCATAAATTCTCGAATACCGCACAGAACATCCGATTCACCTTTACATCGTCTTCCTTTAGGAAATCCCCATTCAGTTTCCTTATATGGTGACGGAAACTTCTCTACAATCTCCTTTCGATTCAATTTTGTATATTTCTCTTTTGAAATTGTATACTCCTGAGAATGAGAATCTCGTCCTGATCCCCAAAGACGAGTCCAAAGGGTATCGAACTGTTCTTCTACGATAAGTGATTGTTCAATTTGGGTCATGTTGTGAATTAGGCGTCCAGTATACTCCAAATCGGCTGGTTCATACTTTCCCCTAATAAATTCCATGTAAGACATAGAATCCTTACGCTTCACCATCAGAACACTCACAGTTTTTGGATCAACTGGAAGTTTTAGAGGTTCATAAATTCCTCGCAAAAGAAGAATACCACACGAAATAACTGGATCTTTACATGTCCTGAAAACATGACCTTTTTCTCCACAGTTATTACAGTACATTTCCTTCATATTCATTCTACTGTAATACCTTCCGTTTTTAACTTCGCTGTTTCTAACAAATGGGTGGAACACCAAGTAAACCAGCACCACTTCCGACATTTATGCCGGACTTTTCTAGAGCCACTCTTACGGGAGAAGATTTGATGCGACAGACCGCTCAGTTTACTGCTACTGCTCAGGCAGCAGCTAAGAAGGCTGCCACAGATGCACAGGCAGCGGCTGCTGCCTCATACCAGACTATATTTAAGATTGGAGGAGGTCTTATTTTTGTTGTAGGAATTGTGATTGCCGTTCTGTGCATTCATGATGCAATTGTTCGGCGGTGGGGAGGTCAGACTTTTATTCTTCCGGGTTTACCAGCTACAAGTTCAACTGTAGGACCTGGGGATATTCTAGTTATTAATTCTGCAACTTATGGCGGACCATCCAGTCCAACAGATGTAACTGCCTATTTGCGCACACTGGTACAAAATAATGGAGGAGTTACGCTCCCAAGCTTTACAGTAGGCGCTGCAGCTGTAGGAATCTCTACACCTCCTACTTCTCAAAATACTCTTATTGTGCACTGGACTTACGGATACGGAAGCCCAAATATGACTTCAGCTGTTGATGGAGCTGTATTCCCAACTCTGCCTACTTCCGGCACTCCTGCCCAGCAGAAAGCAACTGCTCCAGTTAAGGCTCCTTTATTTGGCGGTGTTTGGAATATGTTTGGGTCAGATTCAGGTAATCTGATGTCAAGTTTACATGATGCCACAAAAACCACTACGGTTTCTGCTGCCTCTGCCCCTCTATCATCTGAAAATCAGGGTAATTACGGAGCTCAGTGGTGGATGTTTGTCAAGGATTGGAATTACGGATATGGAAAGGATAAGTCCGTAGTATACCGCCCCGATGCCGGAAATTCATCAGTAGCTAACCCAAATATATCTTTGCACCCCACCGATAATACTTTAAGGGTGTCTGTATCTATCTTCCCTTCGTCAGAAGGTGGATCTGGCAAGTCCCAACCTGCGCCTGCTGGACATTCTGGTTCGTCTGACGATGTATTTGTGTGTGATGTTCCCAACATTCCTCTACAAGCTTGGTTCTCTGTGTCTATGACTGTATTTGAGCGTAACTTAGATGTATACATTGACGGCAAGTTAGTGAAGTCCTGCTTCTTACCCGGAGTTCCCAAGCCGGCTGTAGGAGATATTCAAATTGCCAAGGATGGTGGATTCTCAGGGTACATGTGCGGATTCACTCATTACCCCCGCATGTTGACGCCCGATGATGCCATTTCATTCTTTACTGCCGGAACTCCTTGCTCAAGTCAGACTGGATCTAGTGCAACGGCTGCTGCGACAGGATACTCTGTGAAGTTTGGAGTTTATGATACGGTAGGCAAGGAAGTACAGGAATATACATTCTGAAACTATAAATAATGGATCTAATAACTTCAATTGTCGTAGCAGTGATAGTCATAGTTGTGGCTTTCTTCTACTTCAAGAGCCAGTCTAATTCTCCCAATATTACTATCCAGTCTTCGATTACTGATGGAAAGAAACAAGTGAATAGTAATGTTGTACTTCCAAATTCAGTAAACCAGAAAGAAGGTATGGCGTTCTCGTACGCTTGCTGGATGAAGGTCGATGACTTTTCTTACCGCTACGGTAAGCAGAAAGTTGTATTTACCAAGGGACCCGAGAACTTGTCTTCAATGTGTCCTGCTCTGTTCGTAGATGCCAACACCAACTCGCTACTCGTAAAGCTCGATACTTTCGGAGGAGTTGAAACCATTCCTATCGGAAACATTCCTGCCAAGAAATGGATGCATGTAGTTTTAGCGATTGATCAAGAATCTATTGATATTTACATTAATGGTAAGTTGTATGAACATCATACGCTCTCAAATATCCCCAAACAGAATTCAGATACCGTTCATACTTCCGTAGATGGTGGATTCGACGGAAGTATAGCGTCTCTGGAATACTTTAACTATTTACTAAAACCTACAGATGTCAGTGCTCTAGCTGCTCAGCCTCCAGTTCCTGATATGACCGTAAAGAATGGGGTAGGAACTTTGCCTCCTTACTTCGATGTTTCATGGTGGACTCGGCACAAGTAGATTTTTAGTGTATAGCCGCTAATGAAGCTTGAGCTGCCGCTGCTTGTGAAGACTGAGCGCTGGCTTGTGTCTTGAACTGATTGAACTCTGTTTCTACTTTTTCAAGTCGAGTTTCAGTATCTTTCAGTTCCTTATTTAGTGAAAATAGTGTGGGAGGTGGAGGATTGGTAAGCATCTCGGTTACAATCCAATCCTTATGCGAAATTAAGAAAGCAATTACTCCTATTAGAACCGCAAAGAGTCCGATGTACATAAACTCTTTTCGTTTCAACATCTTTGCTTTCATAGATACAAATGAGTTCACAGGGAATTTCAGCTTCAGTTGGTCCTAATGGCTATGTTTATGGTCCTCGTATTCAGGATGCTTCAGAATGGACAAAGCTTCTAAAGGAGAAGCGTGAGTACTATTCTTACAATTCCAGCCTAAATACTGGAAATCGCGATACATCTGATCCTTGGCTTAAGACAGGTAACCAGTTCCGACTAACTTACAGTTTTGGACGATTTGCATGTAATACTTGCTACGCCAATGCATTTGGTGGTGCAACTCAACCTCTTTAAGCTTTATTTTTCAGTGTCTTGCGTAGCATTGTTCGAATACTTTGCCGTTGTGTTTTTGTATGTTCCAATGGATTGTACTGAAAAAAGTATTCTAAAAACTCTCGTGAATTCTTATCATTTTTAACCTTATTGTATAATTCTGATTTCTCGATACGCATATCAATTAATGTTTTTTGCTTTCCAATACAAGTGATAGGTGTTAGCAACTTGTACCGCCGTGACATATTATTATTTGCTAATTTTAGTAAGTGTTCAGCTACACACACAAACCTTTGTTCAGGAACCATCTCTAGAAAATGGTGAGTTCCGTAAAGAATAGCAAAGAAGAATTGTAAAATTGTGGGAATACTTGCAATATGTAATCCATTTGGAGCTACATGGTAACTATGACAGGCATTTGTCTCGTAAACACGAGCTAATGTCAGTTTTGTTTTAGGGTCTGTAATATCCGTATGCGGCGGCAGAATTTCTCCATACGCATCAAACTCTTTTGAATTCACTTTATCGTACTTTTCGAAAAATGAAGCAAGTTCATTCACAACATGATTTCGCTTTTCAGGTGTAGTCATGATATCTAAAGGTAACATCCACTTTTCTTCTTTACCGTCTCCCTGTAACATTGATGCATTGAATCCTAATAGCACAGCTTTCTCTTTAATAACTAAATGCTCAATACTCTTACGAGTTTCAGGTGTTAGAAAAAGCTCAAGATCTTTTTGTTCTTCTTTTGGGCAAGTTATCGGGTAATGTTTATTCAGCAGCTGAATGCGGTCATATACTTTCTTCCATCGCGATACATCGCCTTTAGGACGCGAGAGTTCTAAGTACACCCCCATTCTCAAAAAATTCGGCGGTACAAAGTGAATCTTATCTTTTACAACACTGTCCTTCCAAAGGTTTGTAAAAATAACTTTATCAAGATGCGAAATGTCTGCAACACCAGTATAGTCTGCAAACACCTTAAATGTTCCTAAATGAGCACCGGGTTTTACTTCTACGCTATTATATCCCGCACTCGCAATCCGATCAGCTAATTTAGCCGCATGCAGCTGTGGAGTTTCAGAATAGAAATCGTAGTCTGGAATATCTACTGAAAAATTATAAAACTGATCTTCAGGAGGTAAAAGTGAATTAATCGCAGTTCCGCCATAACACATGACGCGATGTGTTTGAATAAACTTCTCAACAATTTTGAGAACTTTTTTGATAGCAGGATCGCTTGCTGCTACCTTATCTATTTCAGCTTGGGCTATTTTAGCTGCTTCTTCAACGCCCTCCATTAATACTTTCATGGAAAATGAATTGCATTTTTTTAATCATATCCTCAAGCAAATGACGAAGAGGTCGTCTAAAGAAAATCCTAAAGATAGAAAGGGTTCTGCCGATATGGCAGGAGGTAAGCCTCCTCCCAATAAACGGAAGAAACCCATGGATGACGATAAGGATACTCTTTGGATAAATGATGATACACTACCTAAATCTGACGGTTCTTCCTCACCTAAACCTATACCTCTTAAGATTATTATTACCGGCGACACTTCCAATTCTAATGATGATTCAGATGACGATGATGAAGACGAGGACTATGTTGAGGAGGTCGATGGACATGATTTCATTCAGTATTTATACGAGAAGTATGCCGAACCCGAAGAGAACCGTCGTAAGACTCGATCACAAACCAAGGCGGCTCAACAAACAAGTTCGTCTAAAACTCAAAAGAAGGAGGAACCACCACCTATTTCTCTAACAAAGAAAGAGTTAGAGTATTTCAAGAAACAACCAGAAGACAAGCGCGAAGAACTCATGACTTTAATGAAACGCATGTCATCTTTAAGTATTCTAGAAGGCGAAGCTCCTCATAAATTCAGGGTTCTAGAGCTTCCTGTATCTGATTATGTAAAGTCTACTGTCATCAAGAAGATTTCAGCCGTTGAAGAGATGGGACCAGAGTCTGGAGAATCATACAAACTCCGTACTTGGATTGATGCATTCCTTCGTATTCCATTTGGTAAGATTGTTCCTCTTCCTGTAAAAATCGAAGATGGGCGTGAGAAATGCACCGAGTTCATGGTTGAAGCTCGTAACTCTATGGACCGGTCAATTTACGGAATGGTTCCTGCTAAGACTCAGATTATGCAGATTCTAGCTCAATTAATTGTTAATCCCAACTCGGTTGGCAATGTTATTGCACTACAAGGTCCGATGGGTGTAGGAAAGACTTCCCTAGCCCGTAATGCGATTGCAAATGTCATGAAGCGTCCATTTGAGTTCTTCTCATTAGGAGGTGCATCTGATATTGCAAACTTTGTAGGACATTCGTATACCTATGAAGGATCAATGTGGGGACGCATTGCCGATGCTGTAATGCACGCCGGAGCCATGAACCCTGTTCTGTATTTCGATGAGTTAGATAAGGTATCTTCAACTCCTCATGGTGAGGAAGTTATTAGTATGATGATTCACTTAACTGACCGTTCACAGAACACTCAGTTTCACGACCGTTACTTTTCAGGAGTTGATTTGGATTTATCTCAGTGTTTGTTCGTATTCTCATTCAACAATATTGAAATGGTTCACCCCATTCTTCGCGATCGTATGACTGTGATTCATTGTGATGGGTACAACGAAACAGATAAAAAGAGTATTCTCAAAGAATACATCTGGCCTCAACTTTTGGAGCGGTTGAAGTTTGATGCCCAAGATACTATCCTTACAGACGAGGCTATTAAGTATATGATTACTGAGTTCTCCAAGGATGAAAAAGGTGTACGCTCACTCATTCGTGTTGTCGAGACTATGATGACACGGCTGAATATGTTGCGCATAGTGCATGATGAGAGTATGAAATCGTACTCTTTCTATATTGATTACGCCACGCCATTTACCATTACTGACACTGTTGTGCAGAAGCTGCTGACTGATTTGAACAAAAAGGAGCCTGAACATTGGCGTCTGATGTACAATTAGATGTCACCATACTCCAATTACATGACTCGCATATATGTCTTGTTTGTACAGCTGTACCAATCCAATTAATTTCAAGTGTGAAGTAACTATTTTTACACTTGGGACACTCTGTCACTTTTTTTTGTGAATTCATCTTGTCCGCCTGATTTTTGATACAAGAAATTATATATTATACAGCCGCATTCTGTTCAAGGGTGGAAGTAAAATTAGAAGCACTTACTGAAACTGAAGTAACGGGTGGCTTTACTTCACCCATCCTATAAGTCGAATAGATATTGTAAAGTAGAATACCTAGAACACCTAGAACTGCAAGACCCGTGAACACCCCTAGAATAGACCAACCTGCTGTAGTGTATCCCGTTAAACATGCAGCTATTCCTATAATCTCGATACCGAGCCAAATTGTAAAGATTAGACATTGGAGTTGAGTAATTGGAGGAACTGTTGTTGACATTGTTAAGATGTAATTTGGTTAGGTTAATGTCATCCATTTTCAATTACGAAGTGGTTCTAGCCAAGTTTCCCATTCGGATTCAGGAACATTGTTTTCACGAAGAATTCTCTCACCCTGACGAATACGGTCAGGTTCATTATCCATCTCCATCAATTTGGGGAACTCGCGTCCGAGAATTGTGGCTATAGATTCCTGTTGTCCAATTCCTTCAAGATAACCCGACAGAACATTGCAGATTCGTGAAAGGTTGCCTTGTGCACACATTCCAATATTATCTTCCAATTCAGTCTTGAGAATTTTGGTGAGACAAGGCTTATCGGGGGAATCACGAATGAACTGCCAAACTCCATCCGTCATGATTCCAAAGATACCTTCTTCCAAATCGTAGATTTGCGCATTGTTGCAGTAATAGGATGAAAACTGCCAATTACCTTTTGGTGAAAGATCACATTCGTATACAATTTCTTTAAAAGTTTTAGATGTTGTCTTTGGATTCCAGCGATACTCCGGTGGCACAAAGATTCCGCGAATAACATTAATATTGTGTTTTACTTGCTTTACAGCTGCAGAAGTATGAACATTCTGTCTATCCCGAGCAAATGCAGCCATATTCTCATTTGGATTAGCTGCTGCACGCGCCTCAGCTTCCGCTCGGGCTGCTACACCTGCTGCCCGAATTTGAGCAGCACGACCTCCTGCAGCTTGTGCACGACGATTAGCACGAGCATCTAGAAGTAATTGACGGTATTCTTGGGCAATAAACAGTAAGTGATCTGCCAGTGCTTCAGTATTTGCAGGTCCTAGTTGATTACCGTCAATAAGAAGTTGAATACGCCGACGATAATCACCTATTTGTTCATCCCAATTAATATTCGGCCATCGCAGTATTCGACCTCGGAAAGTCAACCATTCTCGGATCGTCCTACGAGTGGCTCTACGATTTTCAACATCTTGATCAGGATTTACTCCATCATTTGCTTGAACTTCATTACGGATTTGAGTATTGAGTGCTGCTGTTTCAACTCGGTGTTGTGTTCGGAGTTGTCCTGACTCATTAATGTACCGGTCTAGAAGAGCTGCGCGCTCTGCTGAACCAATTGGAAGTGCTTGTAACTCTCGCATGACTGGAACCATTCGTTCTTCGAGGGCTTGTCGCTCACCTTTGTGTTTTAACTTAAGTTGCTTAAGTCGGAAAGCGTTTGGTCCAGTTCGTTGTTTGACACCTTCATGCATTCCGCATAAAGTTTGGTTGTCAGGAATAGCTCTTCCACATATTACTGTATCTGCCTTGCGGGCTGTGCAGGGCATTGTATCCTTTGGCGAGAGAAGATTCCAAATAAAAAATATCCGTTTTGAGTTTTGAGTTTATTTTTAAGTTTACACCAGCATGTTATGTAGTCCAACAACAAACACTGCAACCGTAGTAACCGCAAAATTAATTCCAATAACTTCGGTATTGCATTGATATTTGTTATTTGAAATATCTTTCATTACTGAACAATTGCTCTGTGCGATCCAAAGAAGCGCAATTGAGTGAAACCAGAGAAGAAGAACAACCTTATTGAATGTCATTTGTGCCGTTAGTATACGATATCTTACTCAGAACAAATCCATTTTCTGACCTGTTCTCATTAATGAAAAAATATAAGCCCCAACCGTCGCTTATATCAGTGACTACCTTCCTTCTAAAACCTGTTGGGAATTAGACGATATAGTCTCCTCGAGAATCACTACCATGTTCTCTTTGTAGGGTTTCTTACCTTAATTTATATCAAGGTCTCAGTAACCTACGGTACTGAGTTTATAGACCGGGTTTTCAGTATCATGGTGACCGGTACACCCCTCCAGTCAGAATTATCAAGATTTCACATGCAGCTTCCAACTTACCACATGGACCATACTATCTGCCTCAGCGCAATAATATGGTCAGGATACCTCTATGGTGATCAGCCATATCAGTAATCCCGTTACACTCTTTCTTTCTTGGACAGAAAGAATCCGTTTTTGAACCCTATCCTAATCCATAATTAAAAATTTTTAGTTTTGGGATTTTGTTACAAAACATGCATCTATCTACTCCACTGCTTCCACAACAGCATCAACCCACGGCTTCATCTCTTCGGCAGTCATGTGAAATGGTACGAGAACCTTCATAGTTGCAATAACAATCTGAGAGCGAGACATGCTCGTAGTGAGAGTGCGGCGAACATCATTGATAGCCTTACCGATCTTCTCCAGCCGCGACTCCTCCTGCGGATCCAAACCGTCCAGAATGCCCACCAGAATGTTGGCGACACGAGTCAGATTACCTTGGGCACACATACCAATGTTCATCTCCAGTTCCTCCTTAACTATCTCCTTTAGGGACTCGGTATCAGGCAATATCTTAACATGCTGCCACACAGCGTCCATCAGCTTACCGAATATACCTTCCTCCATTTCGTAGATCGTGTCAGCGGCACAATATTTGGAAGAGAACTGCCATGCAGCTTGTGGTGTGAGCTCGCACTCGGCAATAATTTCAGCCATGGTCTTACTAACCTTAGTCATGTTCCAGCGGTACTCCTCCGGAACCTCAATCTTGCGAATGAGTTCAACCATGTTCTTGAACTTATTGACAACCTCAGTTGTGTGAATGTTCTGATTGTCAGCGGCAATTTCAGCCAGCGTGCGCTCGCGCCGAGGCTCAGCCAGCCAGTTGTCACCGTCTACAGCCTGCGGAATTGCAGGACCAAACTGTTCATACTCGCGCTCGCCCCGATAGTCCTCTTCAATATCATCCATTGCCTCATTATTTTCTGCTTGGCGGTTGCGAGCCCTCTGCGCAGCTAGCTGTTGAAAGATTCGTGTGCGACGACCAATGAACTCACGCAGTGCATCCCGAGCAGTCATCTCTCCGGTTTCCACCAGCATAATATGGTGGAGCCGCTCTAACCGTATCTCATCGGGCTCATAACGCCCATCACCACGCAGCTCATGCATAATGTTCTCGCGCTCACGCAGACCAGAACGCCGTTCCTTACGACGCCGAATCTTACTAGCAATGCGGTCATAGCTCTGCTGGTCGGCAAGAGTGTGCGGACCAATCCGGCGCTCAACGGCATGCTGCGCAATAAGACCATTCAGCTCAGAAGTGGCAACCAGAAACGCTGTCCAAGTATCGGGAGCCTTCTCATCAATGTGCTTATTACGAGCATCCTTAATCTTGCGAGCGGCAATGTAGCGCTCTTGGTTGTGATGGAACCGCATCGGTCCAATCATCTTCATCGAGTTCAGGTGAACTTGACAGTAATCGCCAGCCAGCGACTTCGTGCACTTAGTACCCTTGGAAGTATATGCATTGCAAATTGCAGACATCTTGTTACTTGTTAATCGCTGTTGCTGTTTCTAAATTGGAACAACTAAATCCATTTTCAATAGTAAATGGCTAAGACAAAAAAATCTGATGCTATTGACAGTTTCATTAATAGTATCAATTGGAAGTGGGGTAACTTTTCAATGCTACCTATCTTTTTTGGAACACTTATGGCTTTTCTTGATTTAGTTATGATGGGTTCAGTCAAGATGATTCATGGTGGAACTCTTTCAGCAAGTATTGGTATACCATTAGCAGTTGGAATTTATGCATTTGAACCTTTGCTTTTCCTCAAGGCGATGAACTATGAAGGTATGGCTGTAATGAACTTAATCTGGAATTTGATGAGCGATATTCTTGTAACTCTACAAGCTCTGTTGATATTTGGTGAAACTATTAAAGGTATTCGTTGGGTTGCTGTTGGTATGGCGATAGTCTCGCTCTCTATTTTTGCTTATACGGAGGCTTAGCACCCCCCGAAAATGGATTTGTTCAGTTCAAGGAGATTGATTGTAGACCGATAGTGTGGTCTATGGGGCACAAGTATCTTGATGAAATTATTCAAGTGAAAGGGCTGTTTATGTGACCATTGGACTT